ATAGAAAGGGGGCGTCTGTAGTGGACTTGCCAGAAGAAAAATACTGCAAAGGCTGTATATGTAAAGACTGTAGAAAAAGCGAAATTAACGGCGCTATGTTTGTGTGTAATTCCTGTGGCTGTAGTGGCTGTAGTGAGGAAACAGGCTACTTAAAGTTACAGTCCTGTACTGATATAGTACCTTATGTACAGAACGATACAGACGATTTACGGCTATGAGTGAAGCGTATAAAACCGACTTTACCTACGTTTGTGATACAGACCCCTTAACAGGTGCGCCTACTATGGTGGCTATCCCCCATACCGTCGCAGCGGCTAAGGAAGGGCTACCTTATAACGTGCTTAATAACTTCGGCGACATCTTTAAGCGTGAAAATTTACGGGAAGCGTGGCGCTTAATGCGACGTAATGACCCCTTCGACTACCAGATACAGGTAGCAGACGCTATTATATTCAGCTGTATTAACGGCTTAGGCTGGTATTTTGTGGTACAGATTACACGACAGGCTGGAAAGAACGAAATAAGCAGCTTTATACAGCAATACTTGTTACTGTATGGCTGGTACTTCGGCGTCCCGGTATCTGGCGTAAAGTTTGCACCTGTTTACAAGCCACAGGTACAAGCGTCTATGGACCGTTTAGAGGGTGCAGACACCCCGGACAGCGGCGGCCTTGCTGGTAGTATACTGACTAATGGTAAATATAAGGTCGAAGGTCGTACCTGTAAATACAGAAAGTCCGACGGCTATAAGTATCATATAGGACCGCCCCGCGATAGTAACAAATGGGCTTTTCTATCTATAAACCCTTCCGCTAATATCGCGTCGCAGACAGCCTACACCCTTTTAGAAGGTGACGAAGCCCAGGACATAGACGCCGATAAGTGGGAACGTGACGCCCAGCCTATGGGGTCGTTTAACAATGCGACTACCGTACTATGGGGCGTAGCCTGGACTAAGGACAGTTTTATATATAAGGGCGAACAGCAAGCCCACGATATGGAAAACCGCTTAGAAAAACAGTTAGGCTATAAGCCGAAACTTGTATTTAAGATAGACGCAAACGCCGTTATAGCTTCCGGGAACGAAAACTATAAAAAGGCTTTTGAAAACCAGGTAGCGCGTTTGGGTATAGACCACATAGCAATACAGACGCAGTATTTACTAAACGCTGTAGACGCTATCGGTCGTTTCTTCAGCGCTGAGCAGATAGCCCGCATATTCCACAGCGATTACGAAACAGCTGTAGAGCCTATCAAAGGACATACGTATGTATGGGGGCTTGACGTAGCGGGACAGGAAGAAACAAGTACAGATGTTGACGCAGCCGTAGGTATGCACAAAAGGGACGCCCTTAGCCTTGTTATAGGCGACTTGCAAAAGGACGGGACCGTAGTACCAGTTTGCTTTTATCAATGGGTAGGCAAACAGCATACTAAAGTACGTGCTATGCTACCGAAAATATTAAAGTATTGGAACTGTTTAGGCGGTGTAGGTGACGCTACAGGTATAGGCGAGCCGTTAGTATACTACTTACAGGAAATCTTAGACCGTAATAATAACGGACTTGTAGAAGCCTATAAGTTTAAAGCGGCTGGCGACGAAAGTAAAAGTAAGCTGGGTTATTTAGCTTATGATTACGTCGACAATGACCTTTTTAAAATGCCTAAGCCACCTACCGACCCGGACCAATACGAATTATGGCAAGAAGCACGCTGGCAGATAGAACACTTAACACGTGAAGCGAAGCGCCAGCAATGTATTAACTTTTACGTCCCGGCTAATGCTGAGCCACGAAAACCGGGACACGAAGCGCACGACGATTTAGCTATGGCTTTATTCTTGCTGATACGTGCAGCACGGAATATTAACATAAATACCAGACAGGCTACGGCGTTTGACCGTAACCGCGTCATATAGAAAGGGGGTAATAAATGTGGCAACTTTTACGACAATTCCCGTAGCGTTAGCTGTAAAGCCTAATGCTACCGCCGACGACGCTACTAAGTGGCTGGAAGCTAATAGCAGCTGGCTTACTTCGGTGATAAATAAGCACGATAAATGGCTGAAGGAAGCGGAAATAGAAAAGTATCAGCTTGCTTATGACGGCGAACTTGACGAAATCGCAAACCGTGACAAGGCACGTACAGACGGTGTAAACTATAAACTTATAGCTAACTACGCCGCTATCATCATTGACACGCTTGTAGATTATATGTTAGGTAAGTCGCCCATTTACACCGTAGAGGACCAGACACAAGAGGACGACGAAACCGAGGAAGCAGAAATTATAACCGAATACCGTAAAAAACTTACGGCGCTTCTAAAGGAACGTGCTACCCTTGTACTTAGCGAAATGCTACGCCAGGGCTGCATAGCTGGTTATTCAGCTGTAATAGCCTGGGTTGACGAAAACGGCGAAATAGACTACGACGAATACCCCGTACAAGAGGTTATACCTGTTTACGACGTCCGTAACCGTCTGGCTATGGTTTTACGTAAGTATAATATTGAGGTCGAAGAAAACGGCCATACTGTAGAAAAGACCCGGTTAGAAATATACGATAACCGCTATATTATCTACTGTATCGGTGACACGGCAAGCGGTTTTACACTTGACACGACCGAAGTAGCAACAGGCAACCCTATAGAACATAAAGCCGGGCGTATTCCTGTAGCTATATATCAAAACTCTATGCCTTCGGACTACAACACACGTATAAAGTCCTTTGGTAAAAGTGATTTGAGCTTCGGAGCGTTTGACCTTATTGTAGCTTACGCCCACGGGCTGAGCGATAAGGCTAACCTTGTAGAGTATTTACAGGATATGTACTTACTGCTTACAGGTGTAGACGTCGACGAAAACGAAGTATTAAAAATGCGTAAAGCCCGTGCTATCGCTTTGAAAGACGCAAACAGCAAAGCGGAATTTATAGCCCAGGACCAGGCAGACGGTGCAGTAGAAAACTTTTTAAGTAGACTAAGTAAGGATATTTACGACACGACGAATACCCCACGACTTAGCGAACTTAACGGCGCTACTGCTACTGAAATCAAAATGAAGTACGCCGCCCTGGATATTAAGGCGGGCAAAAAAGACCCCCGCGTAGTATCTGCTATAAAACAGCTGATAGGCATACTTACAGACTTCCTAAACGCCCAGAAGTTAGCCGAAAACAGTATTACTGATACATACGAAATCATATCAAACAAAAATACTGTAGAGCTTGCGACAGGGTTATATAGTGACAGCTGGGTAGATGTTTCCTTAACACGTAACCTACCGCAAAACTATGAGGAAATCGCAAATATAGTAGCTTCTTTGGCTGATACAGTCCCGGACGCTTACTTATACGAATTACTTTGGTTTATCGACGACCCACAAAAGGCGTTAGAGGAAATGAAGGCACAAAGGGAAACCGCGACTAAGGCAAGCCTTACATCTTTGGGCTATGACAACCCAGACGACGACCCGGACGACGGTACAGGTAATGCGGGCAACGGCCCACCCACCGACGACGAGTAAGGGGGCGTAGCGTATGGATAAGACTACTGCACGTATGACAAAGGACTTATACGGGTATAATGACTACTTCGCTGACGAGTTAGACGCCTTAATAGGTAAGCGCACTACAGAGCTTGCACCCTTGTACAGGCGTCTACAAAAAACAGCTGTAGACCGTTTGGAAGAGCTTAATAAAGAGCTGGAAACCGTACCCGAAGCTAAGCGAAAATCTAAACGCGTACAGATAAAAATGCAAGAGCAGTACGTAGCGCAGATTTTACCAGACTTAGAACTTGCTTTAGCTGCACAAGACCCCTACGTTACGGAAGTCTTACACGGTACTTTTGAATATGGCTATTATACACAAGCCTACAGTCTTGAACAGGCTACGCAAGTCGCCGTAAACGTCCCTATCCTTAATAGGGCTGGAGTATTAGGACTGATAGCTAACGACTGGGTAGGCGACGGACACACTTACAGCGACCGCATAAGAGCCAGTACCGCCCTTGTAGCGACAAACGCCGAAAAGACTATAAAAAATCTGGTTACTAAGCGTCTTAGCTACAATGAAGCGGCAAACGAACTAAAAGACGCTATCGGCGAAAGCTATAACAACGCTATACGTATTGTGCGTACTGAAATGACAAGGGCTAACGGCTTAGGTGCAAGTTACGCCGCTATGGAAAACGCCGACATTTTAGACGGTAAGTACAGGGACGCGGTAAGGGACGGCCGTACATCTGGTATGTGTGCAGCTGACGCAGACTACAGCATAAAGAAACCGTACCCACTTGACTACGATACCCCGGCTAACCCCGGTATACCTGGTAAACGTATACCTAACCACCCTAATTGTCGTTGTAACTGGCGTATGGTATTGTCGGCTATCGGCATACGTAACCGTAGCCAGCTTGCACGTAAGAACGACAGCAAGGAAAGCTACGGCGAAAGGTATTACACCGAAGCTAAGACTTACGACGCATACGCTAAAGAGCGTGGGCTACCTTCAGTAAAGGAAATGTTAGAAAAGGATAACCCTAAACGGTATTTACGTCCCGGTGAAACCTTAGAAAGCCTTAACAAGAAGGTAAAACGTGTTAAGGTAAACGGTAAGACCGTAACCGTATCTAAAGCCGCCTGGGATAAAGACGGCGCATACGGTATAAAAGTCGCAGATACTACAAATACTGTAAAGGCTGTTGACAATCTTGTAGAAAATGCTAAAATAGTAGAAGTAGTAACCGATACGCCTGTTACCGCTACGTTAGCTGAGCTGATACAGGACAAAACGACCGTACAAGAGCTTAACGACGTCGCTACAGCGTATTTTACAAATAAACCAGGCTGTAATATTACGTCGGTAAGTTTTGCTTCTACAGATGTTGACGCTGTAAAAAGTATGCTTACAAAGTTAGACGATTTAGACGACCGTTTTAAGTCGTCGGCGTCGTCAATACGTGCTACTGGTCGTTTGAGTGACGGCATAGACGGGCAATGTGTACCGACTAACGCTTCATTTATGGACTACTGCACAAGTAGCGACCCGTCTGTATTACGTAGCGAAATTACCTTAAACAGTAAATTTCTAAAATCGAAAAAGGTAATACAAGACGAGTTTAACACCGAACACCGTAGCCGTTTTGGTGGCGTAGCACACGCCGCTATGGTTGACGAACAGTACGCCGACATAGTTACGCTGGTACACGAATACGGACACAGTATATTACCCGGAAAGGCTAACGAAATTCTTTTAGGCAATGGCGGTACTAATGACGTTTACCTTACTGCAAGACGTTTGTACCGACAATATACTAAAGAGCTTACGGACCTTAACCGTGAAATACAGCGCCTACGTGATAGTTTTGCGGGACAGCCAGACGGCTTACGTAAAGGTATTGAAGCTGCAAAGGACTTACAGGCACAGTACGACGCTATGTGTATCTCTAAGTATTCAAAAGAGAGCGTAGGCGAATTTATAGCAGAAGCCTTTTGCGACGCTGAGCTAAGCAGTAACCCTAAGCCGTATTCTGTAAAGGTGCATAATCTGTTAGTAAAAGCCTTTGGAAAGGAAGTAAAGAAATGATACGAATACCCGAAAATTTAGCCCCTTATGTGGATTTTGAGGAAAACACGCTTGTAGCCAGCGCGGATATGCCGCCAGAGCTTAGTAAAGATTTTGAAAAGCTGAAGGCTGACTACGAAACTGCTAAATCCGACCCACTTACCGAAATTTAATAAAATATAATACCTGTAACAATCAATTTTTACGATTTTTGAGCGTTACAGGTTTTTATATACCCCACGCACGGGGTTTGTGCGGCTTAGACGTCTATTTAGGGCGTCTTTTTTATTGCCGTAACTTAGCCAGGGCTTCTAATACTGGCAAAGGAAAACGTAAACAGGTACGTAACCTGGAATAAGCCGACGGGCATAAACGGAAGGAGTTTTAACAATGGGAAAAATCAAAAAACTACAGGAAAAGTATTTAAAGGGCGAACTTACAGCGGCTGCATACGCTGAGGAAGTAGCTAAGTTACTTGCTGACGGTGATATAGACCAGGAGCAACACGACGAAGCTATGGACTACGACCCCGAACACGAACGACCACAGTATAGCCAGGCTGACGTAGACGCTATGATTACGTCAAAAGCTGTACGTATGGTGCGCAAAGTGTTAAAGGATAATGGCGTAGCTATTGACGCTGATAACAAAACGCTTTTAAGTACAGTCGCTGAAAAGCTGAAGGCGGCCGCAGACGGAAAAACACAGCTTAGCGACGAGGATAAGACAGCGCTTACAAATGCTAACAGCAAGATTACAACCCTTGAAGAAAAAATTAAGGACCTTGCTATAGAAAATGCGGTACTTAAAGCTGCTGGAACTTATAACCCTGTAAACCCCACCCAGGTAGTACGTGCTATCCGTCTTGACTATATGGACGATATAGACTACGACGACACAACAGGCGTAGTAGACGCAAGAAGCATAGCCCGTACACTCAAAAAGGTACACGGCGCAGAGCCTAACCTATTCAAAGTCGCAGACGGCGACGACCCTAACAAGGACGATAACGGCTTTAAGTCAAAAGGCCCAGGCGGCGGTACTGCTTCTACCGACAAAACCGACGCTAAGGTTACAGAAGCCTTGTCTATGTTAGGTATCAAACAAGAAAAATAATTGAAAGAGAGGTAAAAACCTTATGAACAATGACGTAACAATTAGAAAGAAAACATACCCAGCGGCTAAAGAAATTAAAGCCAGCGCACATTACGCGTATGTAGTAAACGGTATCACTCTTGACGGTAGCAAGTTTGATGTAAACGAATACTTACCCGAAGGCCTTTGTCTTGTAAAGGATAACACTACAGGTAAGTACGAAAAATACGCAAAGTCTATGGACGGTAAGAGCAATCCCGTAATTTTGGACGAAAGCGTACAGTTTAAGGCAAACGACGAAGGCGAAAACCCCGACCTTACAGCTGGCCAGGTACTTGTACACGGTGCAGTATATACAGGTATGCTTACAGGTTGTGACGACGCCTTTAAGACAGCACTTAGCGGCGCTATCCGCTTCGTAGACTAAGAAAGAGAGGTAAAACAATATGCCAGGATTAGCAAATTTAAGCGAATTTTTTGAAAACCCGGTACTTACTAAAACTATTAGAGAAGTACCCGTAGAAAGTAACTATATCGGTAGTCGTTTCCTTCCTTCGGACGACACCTACGAAATGGACTTTAACGAAACTGTAATCGAACGCCAGGCAGATATGGCGGACATTGTCGACAGCGGCGCAGAATTACCGCTTACAGACCGTGACCCTGTAAGACGTATCAGCGGCGAAATTACAGATATGGGACAGTCCTATATTGTATCTAAGAAAGAGCTTGCGGCGCTTATGGATAAGGGCAACGAAGGCCGTAGAATTATGGCGGCTAAACAGTTGCTTAATAAGACTGCACAGCTGAAGCGTAACATTGACGCCCGTATAGAGTGGCTTCGTTGGCAAGCCCTGGGCGTTGGCGCACTTGCTTACGATAAGAACGGTATCAAGCTGGGCGTAGACTTCGGCGTACCCGCTGACAATAAGGTAGCAGCAGCTGTAAAGTGGAATACTGACGGCGCTACTATTCTTGCGAACTACGAAAAATGGGTACAGGACTATGTAGACGGCAACACAAACGGCTACACCCCGGACGTGTTTGTTACATCTATCGAAACTGTACGTACTGTGCTTAACAACACAGATGTAAGAAAGGCTATTACAGGTTACAGCGATAAGCTGCTTACCATTGACGAGCTTAACACCTTCCTTAAAGGTCGTGACTTGCCACCTATGGAAGCCTTTGATAGCAAAGTTACATACCGTGACGTTACAAACGGCGGTGTACGTGCTACACAGCGTTTGCTTGCAAAAAATAAAGGTGTATTCCTTAAAGAAGGCGGCCTTATCGGTAGCCAGCTTATGGGACCGACTTACGAAAACAATATGGAGCCGGGTATTTTTGCACGTACCTTTACTATGGAGCGCCCTGTAAGGGAAGTTATCGAAGTCGTAGCGGCTTCTTTCCCGAAGGTAACAAACCCCGAACTTATCAAAATTGCAGATGTGCTTGCTACTGAGTAAGTACAAAGAAAGGTAGGTAAATGTTATGAAAATCAAAATTATTAAACCTGGTGTAACCGACGCAAGTAGCGTACTTGAAGTAGGCGCAGTCGTAGAATACCCGGACGCTGTAGCTGCAAGCCTTATTAAAGGTGGTTACGCAGAAGCTACAGAAGGTAACGGCGGTAGCGGCGAACTTACCCCGGAAACCGCTGCTAAAAAATTGAATAAGTACAAAGTTGACGAGCTTATAGGCTTCGCTGTAGACCACGGCGTAGAGCTTAAAGACGACGCTACTAAAGCGGAAATCGTCGACGCACTTATTAAAGCTGAGGTTTACGCTGAGATTTTGGGCTAAGGTGATACTATGCTTTTGACAAAGGACGAACTACTGGAAAAATATTACACTATAGCAGAGCCTGTAGCTAAGGAAAAACAAGACTTATACCTTATGCGTGCTAATGCGTGGTGCGAAGGTTACATAGGCGGTAAGCCTACATTTGACCCGCACAACCCGGACGAGGAAGAACACGTTAAAACCGCTGTAGCCCTGTGCTTTGAAATTATGGCGCGTGCAGAAACGCACCAGATAAACCAAGAAACAGGCAATATTACAGAGGTAGCACCGCCTACAGCTATCAGCGACTTATCTTACGACCAGCTTTTTGACCCGGTAAGAGATATGTTAAGGCCGTCTAAGTTAAAGTTTGAGGATAGCACAAATGTAAGCGACAGGGGCGTTAAATTTATATGAGCGCTGACGTACATTTTCAGCTGGAAGGCTTCGACGAGTGGGTAGCGTGGTTACGTAACTGTCAATCTTCGGAATTGCAGAAAATGAACGAACGTATAGGGCGTGCGTTAGTTATACAAGGCTTTAACAATGCCGCCCGTCATACCCCTACCCGTACAGGACGTTTAAAGCAGTCTATGAATATGGGCGCACCAGAGAGCTACAGCAAGGTAAAGGCTACGGCCGAACTTGTGGAAGCTACTTACGGTAGTAACGTACCGTATACGGGTTACGTCGAATTAGGCTTTACGCAGAACGCCGGGCAATTTGTACCCGGTTACTGGTCCGGGGGTAAGTTTATCTATGTCAAAGGTGCAAGTACAGGTATGGTATTAACAGGTAAAACCGTAGCGGGCTGTCATATGTTTGAAAAGTCGTTAGACGATTTACGCGACGGCGACTTGACAGACATAACCGTAAGCGAATTACGTAGGCTGTTTGCTACGTTAGGCTAAGAAGGTGTAATTATGGACTACGAATACGAATTAACGGCGATACAGACGTTTTTTAAGCAAAACGCCGGGCTTAATTCCTGGCGTCGTAACGCTGTACCGTCGAAGCTGGCGCGTCCCGTTGTTATTTGGGATAGTCCATACAGGGGACGCGCCAGACACCTAAGCCGTTGGTCGTATGTACAGACCGTTAAATACTACGGCAAGCTATACGTTACAGATGTGACACAGAGTATAGCACTACAGGAGCAATTAGCTTCTAAGTTAGAAGATTTATGCGGACTTTTGCCTATTCTCAATGAGGATAAGACCCGTGTAGGTTGGATAAAAAACGCAGCTGTAGAATTTAACGACGCTAACGGCGATTTAGAAGTACCGTTTACCTTTGCTTATGAAGTATCGTACGCAAGGGTACGCCCAGAAGCACCGCCAGCGCCACGGGTAGTAGGTACAAAAGTAACGGTAAATAAAGAAAACCAGGAGGGCTAAGCTATGGCTAAAAATGCTAAACAGTCTGTAGATGTTGCAGACACATTTACTAAACAGGAGCTTATAGAAAGCGCCGCCGAGCTGAACACTACGCCCGAATTTATGGCGGGTGCTTTAGTATCGGTACACAAAGAACAAATTACAAAAGCCGAAGCGGAAAAGGCTGTAGAAGCCTATAAAAATCGCGTAATCGGCGACACAGGAAGGAGTAAATAAAAATGGCTGGACAGTTTACAAAAGGTATCAGTAAAATTCTTAGCGGCGTCTATTCCCGTATTGTCGCTGCTATCTCCAGTATCACAGCTGGTACGCGTGGCGTTGTCGCGTATCCGTTTACAAGTGACTGGGGACCTATCAACGTACTAAAAACCGTAAATATCGGTGAATTTTTGAAAATGTATAACGCTGAAGGTACGACCCTTACAGCAAGCAAGATTTATAAGCACGCTTCTAAAGGTGCGCCGTCTAAAATTCTTGCTTATCGTATGGCGACTACTGACGCAAAGGTAGCTACCTGTAGTTTGGGCGACGGTAGCTTAGAGCTTGCCACACTCTACCCCACTACAAGAGCTTTTACCATTGTAGTAAAAGCTGGAGTAGCCGAAGGCAGTAAGACTATTGAGCTTATCGAAAACGGCAGTAAGCTACTGTCTGTAACAGGTACTACCGTTGCAGAGCTTGTAGCACAGCTTAACGCTTCCGACTACGTTACAGTAACAAACGCCGACGACACCGGGCTTGTTATGCCGACTAACACTAATTCTATCGCGTTTACAGGCGGTAATAACGGTAGCCAGGTAACAGCTGTACATTACACAGCGTTTCTTGATGAAGTGGAGTGCGACGCTACCGCTAATACGGTATCACTTGACGGCGTATACGACGCCGCTATTATTGCCAGCGTCCAGGCGTGGCTTACAAGGGTAAGACAGGAAGGTTTTTATGTTACCTTCGTTACAGGTGGTCCCGCTGAGTGGGACACAAATATAGAAGCTGCTAACGCCGCTTCTGTTAGCTACAATAATCGTAGCATTGTAAACGTTGGTAATGGCTGTGACGGCTATACCGCCGCTGAAATGGCTATTTACGTAGCCGCACGTGTGGCAAGTGTAGCACTTAACAGAACACTTACCGACGAAACCGCACCGTACACTAAGGTAAACAAGGTGCAGAAAGTTACAGCCCGCGAAACGGCTAAGCAGAAGGGTACGCTTTTGTTTGTTAAAAACGGCGACTTCGTAGAAATCGACGAAGGTATCAATACGCTTACTTCCCCTGTTGCGGACGAAAGTAAGGAATTTGGTAAAATCCGTGTAGCTAATACCCTTGACTACATTGTTAAGGACCTGGAAGCGTTTGGTAACGAGTATAAAAAGACTAAGTCTAATACTGACGAAGCGCGCCAGTGCTACGCTACACTTGTAGAGGAAAGCTACTTAAAGCCACTTATTAACGAAGAGGTAATTAAGGAAGGCTGCTACTACAAGCCAGACCCGGAATACCACGGTGACACAGCGGTATACAAGCCCGCTATCGACGAAGCATACTTCGCAGCAGATATTACACCTGTTGACAGTATGGAGCGTATCTATCAAAATATCGGCGTGAACTTTTAAGAAAGAGAGGTAAACCTATATGTATGACGCTAACGAAGTAATGAACGGTTTATACGGTTATTGTTACGACGAAAACGGCCAGCAGCTACAGAGTACACAGAGCTTTGAAGCTATCGTAGAATTTGAAAAGGAAGCCGTTAAACAGGCTGGAAAATTCTTAGATAGCCATAAGGTTATGGGCGGTAGCGGTAGCGGTACGCTTATGATACATAAGCTGGATAGCCGTTTACAGAAGAAAATTGCTGACGACCCTACAGCAAAATACAATTATATCGGCAAACTTGCCGACCCTACAGCTAAGGGTGAAGAAGCTGTTATGTATAAGGGTGTTTCCTTTGACAGCGTAGAGCTTACTAAATACGAGTTAGGCGCTATCGTTGAAGCGGAATTTCCTTTTACGTTTGATGATTTTGAATACATCAAAACTATTGACTAATACACAGGGACGCGTAACAGCGTCCCATTTTGATTTTAAGAAAGGTAGGTAAACTATTATGGCAACAAATACAAAAGCTGTAAACAATGACGATAAAGTAAAAATTTTGGGTGAGGAAGAAGCTACGGTAACGTCGTTTCTGTCCCTGGAAGATGTTTTAGGGTTAGATACTGAAAAGCTGACCGCGTTAGCTACAGGTACATACGAAACCGAAAGGCTGGGTACGGTAGCATTTACCGCTATCGACCATACGGAGTACAAACAGGCTAAAAAGGACTGTGTAGCTATTAACGTAGGTAATGACGGCAACGTACAGACCAGTATTGACGACGATAAACTTATGGTAAAAATTATTATTTTGGCTGTAGATAAGGACACACGTAGTAACTTTACTTTTGCAAGTAAGGCATTACTTGAAAAACTTAACGTACGTACAGCTGACGCAGCCGTAGGTAGCTTGTTATCGCCTGGCGAAATTGTAAACTTCGCGGTAGCTATCCAAAACGCCAGCGGCTTTGGTGCGAAAAAGCAGAAACAGGACGCTGACGCAATAAAAAACTCATAAGAACTAACAAAGAAGCAAAGTTATTAGCGTACCTGTGGAATACGCAAGGCGTATACCCCGGTGACGTGTATAACCGTCCTTTGTTAGAGCGCGAATTTATATACCAGGCAACCCTTATTAAAATCAAAGAAGAGCAAAGAGCAATGCGTAAAAAATCTTCTGCAAAGTAAGGGGTGTTAAAATGTCCGATTTTGTAATGGGTGCTACCGTACGACTAAACAACGACTTTAGCGGTAAAATGTCGTCAATGGTAGCAGCTACCGAAAAATTTAAGGCGTCGGCTGCAAGTGCGGACCGTGCTTTAGAAAACTTAGACAAAAGCCTAAAAGGTGTAAACGGTAACGGCTTATCTAAAATCGGCACTTCAGCTACCCAGGCGGCCACCGCTGCTAAAGGTGTAGTAGCGCCCATAGATAATATTGTACAATCTACTAACCGTGCGCAGAACGCTATACAGTCGTTTAACCGCGGTTGGCAGACCGTAAAAGCATTGCCTTCTACGCTCAGTAACATAGGTAATGCTTTAAAAAATAATGTTGCTGACGGCTTTACAAGCGCTAAGCTACAGGCTTCCATACTGGCGGCCACCGTAAAGACGTTAGGCAAACAAAAGCTAACGGGTATGGTGGACGGTATAAAAGAGTTTACCGACACTATCACCGAAGGGAAAAGCGGTATTAAAGGCTTCGCTACAGGCCTTAAAAATATCGGTAAAATAAGCATAGCCAGCACCGTAAACGCTGTAAAGAGTTTAACGGATAAGGCTAAAGAATTTGCAAAGGTAAAAATAAGTAACATAGCTAACAGCCTTAAAGGGTTAAAGTCGTCGTTTACCGACGGCAAGACCGGGGCGGCTGGTTTACATACCGCACTAAAGAAAGTCGCCAGCGTAAGCCTAAGCGCCTTGCATAGTGGTATATCGAAAATCGGTAGCTTAGCTAAGTCGGCGGGTAGCGCCGTAGCAAGTGGCTTAGGTAGTGCAATAAAAGCAACCGCTAAAGGTGCTTCAGTAGCTATAGGCGCTGGAGTTACCGCGGTCGGCGCACTTGTTACAGGGTCGGTAAAAGCCTTTGCTGATTTTCAACAGCTTACAGGTGGCGTAGAAACGCTTTTCGGAGCTGGCGGCCAGAGTTTAGAGGACTACGCCGCTGGTATAGGAAAATCCGTTGACGCTGCAAGTAGCGAATATAATAAGCTAATGGCTTCCCAGCAAGCCGTATTTGACAATGCGAATAAAGCGTACGAAACGGCGGGCCTATCGGCTAACGCTTATATGGAAACCGTAACAAGTTTTTCTGCAAGTTTATTGCAGAGCTTAGGCGGTGATACCCAGAAAGCGGCCAGCGTTGCAGACCAGGCTATTATAGATATGGCTGATAACGCTAATAAAATGGGTACAAGTATGGATATGATACAAAACGCTTACCAGGGTTTTGCTAAACAAAATTATACTATGCTTGATAACCTTAAATTAGGCTACGGCGGTACTAAAGAGGAAATGCAACGACTTCTTACTGACGCTGGAAAATTGGCTAATACGAAGTTTGATATATCCTCTTACGCTGACATAATCGAAGCTATCCACGTTATACAAAACGATATGGGTATCACAGGCACTACCGCTAACGAAGCGGCGACCACTATAAGCGGGTCGGCGGCGTCAATGAAGGCGGCCTGGGGTAATATGCTTGTTAGCTTAACAACAGGCGGCGACAACTTTAACAAGAGTATCGACGCTTTAGTACAGACATCTACCACGTTTGCAAGGAACGTACTACCAGCTGTTACAGGTGCGTTATCTGGTGTAGGTAAACTTATAGAGGGCTTAGCTCCTATGGTAGCCCAGGAATTACCAGGACTTGTAGCTACGGTATTACCGTCCTTAGTAAATGCGGCGCAGTCCCTTGTAAGCGGACTGATAACAGGTATTAGCTCAAATATTCCGCAAATGGCACAAGTAGCTACACAGGTATTTACTGCTTTTGCGAACTTCATATTACAGAGCGTACCACAAATTTTACTTGTAGGCTTAGACCTTATTGTAGGCTTAGCCCAGGGCTTAACCCAGGGCTTACCGCAAATTATACAACAGGGTGTACAGTCTATAGTAAACTTCTGTAACGGCATAACAAGCCGTATACCGACTATAATAACTACAGCTATTCAGCTGATACAAACACTTGTACAGGGTATCGCCCAGAATTTACCGCAAATTATACAGGCTGGCGTAACTATGGTAGGTAGTTTGCTACAGGGTATAGCACAGTCCCTACCGTCTTTAGTACAATCGGCTGTACAGCTTGTACGTACTATACAAGATAGTATATGGCAAAACATACCACAAATTTTACAGCTGGGCGTACAGATTATAGTATCTCTTGTGCAAGGTATAGTACAGTCTTTGCCTATGATTATACAAGGTGCTATACAAGGTATTACGGGCTTCATACAAACGATTATATCAAACTTACCTTTGATTATACAATCAGCTGTACAAATCGTCGTAGCTTTAGCTGGTGGCTTAATACAGGCTATACCTCAGCTTGTAGCGGCTATACCTCAGCTTATCGCTGCTATTGTTGATACGATAATGAGTACGAACTGGTTACAAGTAGGCTGGGATATTGTAAAAGGTATCGGTAAGGGCTTGTTAGACGGTATTAAAGGTATTTTTGGCGGTGGCGGTGAAGAAGGCGGCGCAGCAGTCGCTACAGGTGC